AAGGAATGGACTTTAGAACAATTAGAAGCAGAAAAAGCTAGGTATGATAAGGCTATGGAAGATGCTAAAAAGCAAAGTGATGCTGTAGCAGTTTGTATAGCAGACTTTAAAAAACTTTAAATAATAACAGGAGTTAAAAATGGCAAAAACAAAAGACAAAAAGCCAGAATTAACATTAGATGACAAAGGATATTTTTTTGAAGATATGGATGAAAAACAAAAAGGTATTTATCTTCATCTGAAGAATGTTAATGATAAAATAAACTCTAATGGTTTTCTTGGAGAACAATTAGAAGTTACTAAAGGTGCTTTAATAACAATGTTTAGAGATACATTAAGTGAAGAAAAAAAAGAAAAATAATCAATCAACAAGTTATAATATCCCTATAAAGTTTGTTTTTGTGGGGATATTGCTAACAAGTTGCTCTGGTTGGTCTATTATGGGATATTCACTTGACGAAGAACAAGAAAATAAATTAAAGGTATTAAGCACTATAACAGACAATAAAGGAATAGAACATTTTTACAATGGGGCTATACATAGCGGTGAGAATTGGTGTTACAATCATAATCAGTATGAAACTGTAGAGATTAAGTGAATGAAAAACCAAAAACTGCTAGGTCTTACCGCTCTAATGTTATTGACGACAATCTCGTTTTATCTTTTAATTTCAAATTTTTGGCTAACATTTTTTTTATTGGGGGTTCAATTTTATATGGTTGGTTCAGTCTCCAAGAAAGAATTGCAAATCTTGAAAAAGAAGTGTTGGAGGCTCATAATGAAATTCGCAATCTCTTGGCTAAACATCAGTTGGAAGAATCTGCACAATTAGAAGAATTAGAAAATAAATTAAAGTTCTATGAAAAAGAACTCAACATTAACCCACTTTCGTGGAGAAAAAGGAAAAAGAAATAATGGACATATCTCAAGCGGTAGAGTTATATGGACAATTAGGGGCGGCGGGAATTATTTCTTGTTTATTTGTATTTATGATTATGAACCTTATTAAAAGCCAAAAAGAACAAAGTGAAGATTTAGAAAGAATTAAACAAGATATTTCTAAAATGCAAACTGAAATTAATTCATGTTACTCTATTTCAATAAAGTTAATTGACTCTATTAATTCTTTTAAAACAAGCGTAAATGATAAAATGGACAGGCGTCACGAGGCGCTACTTAAAGAAATCGACGACCTTAGTGACAAAACAAGTTATATCTCTGGCAGACTTAACGGCGGAGCTAAACATTAATGAGCGAAAATCATAGAGAAGAGGTTATAAAATACCTTACAAAATTAAATGAAAGACAAATTACTATTTTTAATAGAATTGATAAAATAGAAAAACATTTAGATAAATTAAACGGAACAACCGTAAAAAACAGTTTAGTTATTGAAAGAATTAAAACTTGGGGAAGTATTGGGCTATTTGCTATTCCCCTTTTAATTAATCTAGCTCTAAGAGGTATATAATGGAATGGTTAGCAGAGAATTGGGAATGGGTATTGTTGGCGTTTATGGTGGCAGAAAAAATAGTAAAAATGTCTCCAACTGACAAAGACGATATTCTTTTAGATGTGGTTGTACAGGGTCTAACAAAAATGGTAAAAGGAGAACAAGAAAAATGAGCATGTTATCAAAAGCAATAGATAAATATATTGCAAGAAAACTTAAAAAACACGGCACAAAAGGTGCAATAATATGGTTTTTAGATAAACTTGTTAAAGCAACTCCTACTAAAAAAGACGATGAAATGTTTGTTAAGATTAAACAACTTATTCAAGATTATAAATAATGACATTTAAGGAAGCTGTTGAAGTAATTCTTAAACACGAAGGTGGTTATGTTAATGATAAAGACGACCCCGGCGGAGAAACTAATATGGGTGTTAGCAAAAAAGCTTACCCAGATTTGGATATAAAAAACCTTACAAAAGCAGATATAGTTAGCATATACTTTAGAGATTATTGGCAAAAAGCAAAATGCGACAAACTACCAAATAATTTACAACTTATATATTTTGACATGGTTGTTAATATGGGTAGGAGTAGAGCAGTAAAGATATTACAAGAAGCTATAAATGCAAAAGGCGTTCAAACAGATATAGATGGAGGCATTGGTCCTCAAACTATTAGAAACGCTAGCAAATCAAAATTAGAAGAAGAAAGGCTTCGGGTTTATAGGTTAAAATATTATGCGCTACTTGTAAACAAAAAACCAAAGCTAGAAAAATATTATTACGGTTGGTGTAGAAGAACTCTTTCAGTATAAAAAATGATAAATCCCCCTATTTATTGGACAAAAGAAAAAAAATCAAGGGCTACTAAATTATTATTAAGCGGACATAGCTATGCTAAAACCGCTGAAATCCTTACTCAAGAATATCCAAATTCTCATTTTACAGCAGAATCAGTAAGGTCTCAAAAAAGAAAAGGTAAATTAAATATTGACCCTAGTGTTGATTTAAGAGAGGCTATAAAAAGCCACAATGAAAGAAATAATATTTTTGCAGAAGAGTTTTACAACAAAGAAAGCGAAATATATAATAAAAAAGGAGAAAATTTTGAAGTTATAGGCAATTATGCAATTCTTGATTATAGGGGAGAGCGTAATCCTAAAACTTTAGATGAACTTTTAAAAAGTTGTGATGTAGATACAGATATATGGGCTGTTGACAGGTATGTAGTTAATAAGTGGGAAACTGCGATGAAAACAAACGATGCAATTGTTCATCGTCCTTTATTTCAAGTTAAAGCATGGCTAGTTAGAATAAAACCAGTTGAAGTTGAGTTTCCACATGTTAAGCCGATAGCAGCAACTAACTTTAAAAAACCAAAGCTAGCACGGTCTTCAGATTCTAAATATAAAAAAGCATTAATTATTCCAGACGCTCAATTTGGTTTTAGAAGAAGTTTTGATACGGGTGTATTAGACCCTTTTCACGACAGATATGCGCTAGATTGTGTTTTACAGGTAGCAGAAAAAGAAAAGCCAGACACAATTATATACTTAGGGGATATGCTAGATTTACCAGAATGGTCAGATAAGTTTTTAGTATCTCCAGAGTTTTTCTTTACTACACAACCCGCAATTAATGAATTGCATTGGTGGACAAAAGAATTTAGACAGCATTGTAATAAAATGATTTATCTTGAAGGTAATCACGAATTACGAATGAGTAAGGCAATTTCTAAAAATATAATCGCCGCGTATAATTTAAAACCAGCCAATCAGCCTAAAAAACTTCAAATGACAATACCTACTTTGCTAGCGCTTGATGATTTAGATGTTGAATATTGTGGTCCTTACCCCGCTGGAGAATATTGGCTAAATGATAATTTAAGAATATCTCATGGTACAATAGCTAGAAAAGGAAACGCAGATACAGTCAAAGCAATTTTAGCTCAAGCTAGAAATTCTGAAATTGTTGGACATATTCATAGACATGAAATGGCTCAAAAAACCGTACACCCTAGACAGGGTATTAGAACTTATGTTGCCTACTCTCCCGGAACAGTTGCGCGCATTGAATCCAACATTGTTCCCGCATTTAGTCCAAGAAATGATTGGCAACAAGGATTTGCTATTGTAAACTATCAAGACGGAAATGGCTTATTTCAGATTATTCCGCATAGTATTCATAATGGAGTTACATTATATAATGGGTCTGAAATCCAAGCTAGAAAGCCAATAATTAATAAAATAAAAAAAAGTATTAAAATGTAGTATTATTGTAACATTCAAAAATTAGGAGTTACAAATATGTTACAAAAACTTGTAAGTTCAACAATATCAACGCTAACGCTTGGCTACGGACCAAGAGGTTGGGGGTTCGAGTCCTCCCGGGCGTACTGACATAAAAATAAAAAATAAATATTTTACCCTCAGAAATGAGGGTTTTTTCTTTTAAGGGTTAAAAAAGTTTGTTTTAGTTTATTGAGTTTATCGTTGATACAAAAGTGCTACACCTTGATACAGAAATGCTACAGCTAAGGCACAAAAATGTTACGTTCTAGGGGATAGAACGAATTTTTTCGTCTATAAAATTAAAATTTTGATGCGTATAAATGTCGGCTGTAGTTGCTTCGCTACTATGAGCTAGCATTTTTTTTCTGTCTTTTGAGCCTAAGCCACCTTTAACAAGCATCAACATATTAAAAGTATGCCTTAAACAATGAATATCTGCTTTTTCGGCATATCCTAATTCTATTAATTTTTGCTGAAATCGTTTTGTTGAGTCATCTCTGTCTTCTTTTTTTGTGTAAACGTTAGCAATATTTAATTTTTTAAGTTTTGGGTGTAAGGGTATTTCTACAGGAACGTCTGTTTTTCCTGTAGTGTTAATTAAAATTCTGTCTTCTTTAATTTGAGATTTTTTTAAATTGCCAGCATCGCTAGCGCGAAGACCTGTGTAATAACAAATACTCCAAAATGATTTATCTTTTTCAGAAACTTCTTTTGATTTAATTGCCTCTAAAACATACTGAACAGGAATTGGTATTCTTTTTTTGCCTTTATGTTTTGGAATGTCTGGGTTTTTGGCTGGATTGGTGTTGTCATAGTATTTGTATTTAATAGCGTATTCAAACATCAGTTTAATGTTTCTTACTTCGTCTCGCACGGTTTTTGCAGAAACTTTTCCAATCGACATTCTATTAACAACATATCTATCAATATCGCTAGCATCAACCTGTGTAAACATTTTTCTGTTTTTTGGTTCTTTCATAAACTCGTTAAAATAATCAATATAAGTGCATTTTGTGTTTAAATATGTTATGCTTTGATTTTTAGGTTTTTTAGAAACCATGTTTTGTTTAAACTCTTCGCAAACATCGTGTATAGACATGCGTTGATTTTGGGGAATACTGTGTTTTTTAAAAAACATTTCTTCGTCCCATTTCTTTTTTAATATGTTTGCTAGCTTTAAAGTAGAGGTCCCGCAACTACGCATAATCCTATTGGGTGGCGTTCCATGAGTGTACCACCAGTTTGGACTATCTCCTCTTCTGTAAAGTTTTCCCATTAAGATTTAATAATTATATTTTTAGTTTCAACAGTTGGGTTTGTTGACCAATTAATTTTACATATAGATTCAGTTATTAGCGAATTGTTATTATGTTCATACATAATGAAAAACCTCATATAAAACGCTGAAAATGTAAATTTATATAATTTGTGTTGTTGTGGAATTTGTTTAGTAACAGATTGCAATTCTTTAAGCGATTTTTCATTTATTATTTTGTTTATAGAGTGATTTAAAGAATTTACCCATTTCCCTATCATAAAATAATTTTCTACTAAATCTTTTTTGTTCATTTTTAAAGCCTCAGAAATAACTTCTGGATAATCAATGCTTACAATGCAACGCTCAATAGATTTAAAAGAAAAAATGTTTTTTAATTTTACAACTGTTTTAAAATCGGGTTGTACTTTTTCATATAATTTAGGTATAGGATTTATTAAGTTGTTTGCTTCTAAAATTTGATTTTTTTCTTTTAATTCAACAATTTCTTTTTTTTGATAATTAATTAATTGTTGGGTGGTTTCCCAATAATCTTCGGTTTTTATAGCCATTTTTTTGCCCTCCAAGACTTTAGTAGCTTTTTTATTTTTATCCGCAAAAGCATTATCAACGCTTTTAACGTTTAAAAATTCCTCTGTTTCTGTTATGTAATCATTTATGTTTTTGTCATGTTCAAAACAATATTTTTTTATAACTGAAACAGGTACGTTTTCTCTTGCTTTCCAATTGGATATAGCCGAAGGAGTAACTTTTAATATCTGAGCCAATTCCGCATCTGAATATATTTTATTTTCAAGCTTTATTTTGTTTATAATAAAATGTATATCCATATAATAAAAGTGTTTTAAATTCACAAAATGTGTATTAACTTCACAAATCAGTTATAAAACCTTATGAATCATTTTATAACTACACAAAACTACACAAACTTAACTAAAATAACAAGTAAAAAGGGGTTTTCGTGAAGGACAATTTTCTTACTATATCTCAAGTAGCAGAAGAGCTTAAAGTGTCTAAATGGACGGTCAGACAGTATATACACACAGGCAAACTTAAAGCTAGCAAGCCAAACGGTAAAAATTTTATCATTATGGCAAGGGAGCTTTACAAGTTTGTTGACAACACAGAGTACAAACCAATAGTTACTTTATAATTATTAGTTCTTTTGTTTTTTTGAAAGAACTAATAATTAAAAAGGTAACCTATTAAGATGACCAAAATAAAATCCAAAGCACGGCAAAATTGCGCTAACTACAATACAGGAAAATGTTTAGGAATTATGTTTACTCGTATTGACGGAAAGCTAACTGTCGTTGCAGATAAAAACTTTGTTGGAAAAGATTGTATTGTTGAAAAAGGCAATTGCGCTTATTTCAATAATATTGTTTTAAAAAGCGTATCTAGGAATAAACATGCAAGAAGATAAAATATTAAAAATGAAAATAGACCCACCAAAAAAAACACCTATTAAAGAGTTAAAAGAGTTTTACAGGCTTGTTTACACTCTAGCCGAAAATAAAGGGTACAAAGTAACGCCCAGCAACCAAACAACCGAATATTTAAAAGCGCTAAGCATTGAGGAAAAAAATGAAAAATAAACCACAAGAAATTATACTTGATGAACTTCACGGCGAGACTAAAGATGATAAATATGGAGATGTGCATGTTGACCAAATTCTTTGGAAAATTGGACAAATTGAAGACGAAATAAAAGAACTTGAAAATAAAAAAATAGACTCGATGGAGTTTTACGACAGAAGAATTGAATCTGTTAAAAAACAATTGAATTATCGAGAAGAAATTTTAAATGGGTACATGAACCACCAATATCAAAATACCGATAAAAAAACGGCAAATTTACCCAACGGAACCCTAAAGCTAACCACAAGAACAACTCGAACATTTGGAGAAGACCAAACATTGTTTGATTATTCTTATAAAAATAATATTGCTACTAGAGTTACAGAAAAACCCGACAAAAAAGCTATTGTTGAGCATATTAAAAAAACAGGAGAGTTTCCAAAAGATTACGAGGAAAAAAGACAAACTAAATTCTCGTATAAAACAACAAAACAACCAACCATAAAACCACGAATAATAGGAGAAGTAAGAAATGCCAGTTAATATACACGGAAAACAATACAGAACCGTTGCTGAAAGAATAGAACTCTTTCACAAAGAACACAAAAAAGACATTAAAAGCATTACAACTGAAATATTAAAAAACGATGAAAATATAGTTTTAATGAAAACAACCATAAAGGTTGGAGACAATATTTATGAAGGGTACAACCAAGAAACCTATGGTTCTTCACACATAAATAAAACATCTGCCCTTGAAAATTGTGAAACCAGCGCAATAGGTAGAGCGTTATCAAGTGCTGGTTTTGTAGGAGAGGAATTTGCATCAGCTAATGAAGTTCAAAATGCTATTAAACAACAAAAAAATGGAGTTTCTGTAAGACCGAAATCTTCTAAGCCTAAGCTTTTTGTTAAAAAAGACGTACAAAAACCACTTGATTGGAACGAAGAGATGCGAAACCGAAAACTTGGATTTGGTAAAAACAAAGAGCTTACATGGAAATCTCTTGAAGATAAGTTTTTAGATTGGATTATTAAAAACATGTCAAATGAAAAAATATTGTCCTATGCAAATGCAGAAAAAATCCTAAGAACTACAGAAAAAATAAACTCTGAATCCTCTAAAAAAACAGAACCAAAAGTAATAAAAGAAAAAGCTATTGATGAACTTTTTCCAGAAACTTCTAAGCACAACCCCTCTAAAGAAGAGGCAGACGGTATGGCGATAAATCAACCCGATTATCTTTCAGAAGAAGAAGAAAAAAGACAATGGAAGGAGTTTGAAAATGCTTAATTCACAAAAAGCAATTGTATTAAATCATTTAAAATCACAAGGAAGTATAACAAGTTGGTATGCAATAGAATATTATAGAATTACTAGGCTAGCGGCGATTATAAATGATTTACGTAAAGAAGGTTATTCTATTGTTACCCATAAATTAAAAAACAAAAATATTAGAGGTAAAAACTCTAAATATGCTAAATATGTTTATGGAGAACCTATCGGTGTAGGTAATACTTATAATCTTTCATTTGCATAGGAGAAGATATGTCGAGTAGAAGTAAGCAAAAAGGAAACAGATTTGAAAGAGAGGTGACTAATATTGCTAAAGATTTTGGCGTGAAGTCAAAAAGGGCTTATGCTAGCAACGGACTTAGTTTAGGTCATGGAGAGGAAGTAGATGTTTTGCTTACTTCAAAAGACAAAGATTGGCGAGTACAATGTAAAGTTCGTAAAAACATAGCAAATTGGATAAAACCCAATCCCGAGCAAGTTGATTTACAAGTTGTAAAAGAAGACAGGGGAAAAATATACGCTATACTTCCTTATGATGATTTTTTAGAATTAATACATGATGAAGATTATAGCGACGAAAAGCTAGAAGAAGAGAGGGAAGTCTATAACGACAGAGCAAGGGATATTGAAAGTGCTATCAAAAGAATATAAAGTTGGAGATACAGTTACTGCTCAAACTACAAATGACGACGGAGACACTATTTTTATTAGCGGGGAAATTAGGTCAATTAATGAAAATACCGTTTTTGTAACGAGGAGATTTCCAAAAATAGAACATTTTTCAGTTAAACTAAATAATATTAGAAAAAAGGAAATTGATGCAAAAATTTAAGATAAATAAAGCACCAGCGTTTCAATTTTATGCTGGAGATTTTTTAAGCGATATAAACGTTCAGTTAATGACGATGGCTCAGCGTGGAATATACATAACACTACTTGCAAACGAATGGATTGAGGGAGAGTTGCCAAATAATCTTGTTAAATTAAAAGTGCTTTGTGGGAATCCTGTTGATTTTGAAACCGATTGGGAGGCTATAAAGCATTGTTTCGTGGTAGAAGATGGTAAGCTAGTAAATAATCGGCTTGAAAAAGAACGAGGTAAGATGGTTGCTTATAGAGAAAGAATGTCTGATGCTGGCAAGAAAGGTGCTAAGACTAGATGGCAAGGTAATGGCAAGGCTATAGCTAGGCTATCCAATAAAGAAGAAGAAAGAGAAGTAGAAGTTAAAGTAAAAACTAAAAAACAAAACAAAGAAAAAGATTTTGAATTAGAATTTAAAGAAAACTTTTGGAAACAATATCCGAAAGGAGATGGTCGAAAAACTGCTTTAGAGAAATACATCAAGCATAGAAAAAACGGCGTAACAGAAGAAACAATTATAAATGGTTTAAATGCTTATAAAAAACATTGGAAAGAAAACAATACAGAAGTCCAATTTATGCCAATGGCTAGCACTTGGCTACATCAAGAGCGTTTTGACGATGAACTTATTAGCGGAAATAGTGTAATTAAAAACTTAACTCCTGTTAAAAAAGAATGGCATTACATCTGTGACGGTTGTTTAAAAGAAAAAACAACTGATTTTAAAATTGTTAAACATGAAGATGCAATTTGTGAATGTGGGGAAGGGTTTTTTACGAGTAAAAAAGAACATCAAATGATTCAAGCTAGCAAAAAAATGAGCAAAAAACCATTAACTAGAAAAGAAGAAAATATCAAAGCAGAAAATCTTAATAAAGTCGAATTTGATAAAAGCTTTAAATCTATGCTGAGCAAGATTGGAGCTTAATGTGCATATAATAAACTATATAGTTGGCGAAAGAGCTGTAAACATAAAAAAGAAAAAAGATTATAAAGACAGAGCTATTTTAAAATATTGTATTCCATGCAAAAATGTATATGAAACAAAAATAGGCGTGGATATAAAATACAGAAACTTTCCTTCGTACAAATTAAAAAGAGAAGTATGTCAAAATTGTAAAAAATTGGGGTATAAAAATTGTTAAATAAGCACTTGGTTGGCTCTAAGTGATAAACATTTTTCCTAGAAACTGAATGTCAAATGATTATACCCCAAAAAAATATAAGAAAGAAAACTATGACAGTAAAAGAGCCGATGAATGTGTTAAATATTGCAAAACTTGTAAAGTTTGTTGGGAGATAATAAAAATTTCAAAAGGAAAATCATATACTGCATATTATGGAAATTATCCTACGTATGGAAAAATTAGAGAAATGTGTGAACGATGTAAAAAAGATTTAGGCGCGCATGAATATTAGGCTACTCGCAACTACAAACCTCTCAAAGCCTATTTGCTCCGCATCAGCAATCCTAATGCGCGCCATTTATTTGCTGTCTTTTGCTAAGATAGAATTATCTCAAGTAAGCGCTGTGAAAATCAGTAGGTCAGTAAAAATACATCTAAAAGTAGGAATACTAGAGACAACACTAACTAATAACAGTTTGGTAATATTATTAATTCTTGACATTCCTACTTAACGATGTAATTATAAGGATATAACTATGAATAAAAAGAGCAAAATAACAAAAGATAATTGGCTAGCACAAACCGTGCAATTTGATGCTTCTGGTGACGACTCTCAGTACAACGACAGTCTTACGCTAGAATACGGAACCCGTAAAGAAATGTATCGTCGTCAACTAGTGCTAAATAGAATTAGTGAGCTAGAAATTGATAATAAGTATGAAGATTATTTAAAGTTTTTTAAAAACGAAGAAGACCTAGAAAAGGAAAACAATGATAATATTTGACCCCGCAAATTGGATATTGGATTTATTATTATTTAGCGTTTCTATGCTCATTATAACTATTTCTATTTTTATAATAACTTTATTAATAAGCGTATTAATAAATTGGTTTGAAAGAAAACTAGGAGAAAGGTAGTGACTATAATGCACTTTACTTTTTTTATTATAGGACTTTTTATTATTTATTTATACAAAATTTGGGATTTATAATGGTCTATTGGTTACAATCTTTGTCAGAAAACGGATTCGATGTATTTACATTAGTTTATATAGCTACTTTAGTTATTATCAATCATTATATGCTGAGGTGGTTTATTAATATAAAAATTGAAAAGCTAGAAAATAAATTATTACGCAGCGCGCGATTTTTTAATAAAGATGCTAGCACAAACACCGAAGATGTTGAAGTTGTTTATGAATATTTAACAGGAGAGAGAGATGCTTAAAAAACACTACAAAGAACAACGCGACCATTTAGGAGCGCACTTAAAAAATAGCGTAAGTAAAATATATCAGATTACTGACGGAATAATACAGGTAACCAATTATGCTAGAAAAGGGAAGATAGGAAAAGGTTCTGCGTTTAAGCAGATAGAAAAGCTAGCGCTAGAATTAAAACACTTTAACGATGTACCAGCTAATGTATCTTACAAGTTTTCTCCTATGGGTGTTTTTGATACAGAACAAAAATGGGAAGACGAAAAAAATACTAATAAAAAATTTATATTATCTAAAGATGATGCGGATAATAAAATATATCCTACTTCACACGATATAAAAAAAGCACTTAGTTAGTAATTTGTTTATGTTTAAATTTGACAAACAACATACCTAAAATGGTTCTTTCTCCGTTCTAAGTGTGGTTGTTGGTTGTTGAGGGGGAGTGTGGTTGCTCCCCCTTTTTTATATATTATTTAAGTCTTGCTTTATCCTTGCACACTACAATATCTCCAACAATTATGTCATGCCAATCTTTTTCATTATCCCCTAGCCATAACTCAGTAGCTTTTATATTAGCTGGTTTTTCTTTTAATTTACCTTCTTCGTCCATTACTATTTCCATGCTAGCATCTTGAGGGGTTACTATTTGTATATATCCACCTACAAGTTTTTGCATGGTTTTTAAGTCGGGCGCTTTATTTGTGAATGTATGTATTTTTGTTCCGTTTGGGTTGGTTGTGGTTGTCATATTATCTCCTATCTTGCAAATATTTTATATTTAGTTTGATATGTTAAATAATTTTCAATTATTTCAAAATAATCTTCTTTATTTAACCCTGTCATTTTTTGAGCCATAGGGTCGTACATGTTGTATTTTCCCGACTTTTGGACATTAACATATTTTTGGAACTTTTCTTTTGTTATTTTATTTTTCATTATTTTCCTACGTTTTCTATTTTCAATAAAAACTCGTCAACTTTTAAATCTCTGCAAGTGTTTGGGGCATGTTTATTTAACTTTTTTAACATTTCAAACATTTTTTTAGCATGAAATCTAATAGTTTCTTCTTTTAGTCTTTCCATTGGTGTTGCCATGTTATTTACTTTCCTTTATTTCTAGCTTAGAACTAATTAATTCAGTTTCACCTTTTTTTATTTTTCTGTCTTTTAAAACCATTTTGTTTTTCTTTTTATCATGTTTCCATGTTTCCTCAACCGTAGTATCGGTATGCCATTTTATGTTTTTCATAATCACTCCTTTTATTAATTAATTATTACTTTCATAAAACCAAGTAATAATTAATTATTTTTTACTTAAAGTTTGCTTTCCCTCACCAAAAGGTTGTTGATTGCTTACGACTCTGCCCTCAAACCAACCAATCGGAATAGTGACTCCTTTTGGTAAACACCAAATATGATATTGATTTGCCGTATTAACCATGCGAGATTCTGCTGGGAATAGTTCTAATCCTTCATATTCTTCGCCTAAAACCTCGTTTTTTATCCATTGTTTATGTTGCCAAGGTATTTCAGTATTTCTGTCGTAATTCTTAATACTTAAATGTATTACATCATCTTTAAGTTGAGCATCGGAAACTCTTCTTACGGCACATTCGTACAGGTCATTCGCCCAAACTTCCTCATTAAGCGTTTCAGTAAGTAGTGCTTTAATTTGCCCCATTGTCATTACTTTTTTATTATTTTCAATAGCGACTTTTTTAGAGTCTTTATATACAGCCTTAACTACTTCGCGGGTTGGTGTTTGTTTTTCCTTTTTCAGTTTTTTCATAGATTGCCACATTTTATAATTTACTCTCCTTCTGTTTTATCTTCAAGACAATCGTTTATATCGCTACATAAACAATCTCCGTCTGAATTATGAGGGTTTTTAAAAACACCAATCGAATCGAAATAGTTATCATGGTGTATAAAAAAATTAGACATGGGAATAGTATCTACGTACAGGCTCTCGTCGTTTTTATCTATTATTAAATTATATTCCCAATTTCTATGTCCGTAAAACTTATTGCAATAATCGTCTATTTCTTCTGTTATATCTTTTATTTGTTTTTTTATATTTTTCATTTAATACTCCTTTTTTAATCTTCTGATTCATAACCTCGATATAATACTTTTTTTGGGTTTTCTAGTGATACGACAAATTCAAGTTCTGAATGGCAATAATTACTTGCAGTATCTAAGTCTTTAAACAGGGCAACTCTTTTGTCGTTAATATCAGTAATATTACTTGTGTAATATCCTCCATGTTTTTCGTCTTTAATTAAATAACATGGTTCAAAACCGTTACCTAGTTTTAAACTACCTACACAATATTTCATTTAATACTCCTCTAAGCCGAACACAGGAAATAGTTCAACTTGTCTTTCGTTTTTTTTGTTTAAAAAGTGGCAAGCTAGCGCACCGCCGTCGTTACCCTCGTCGTCCATTTGAGGTACTAACCATGTGCCGTCTTCTAGCATGAGCATAATTGGTCGCTTATACCACATGTTGTCTTGTGCTTCTTTTGAGTGCATATATTCTACTTTAGCAATACGTTTGCCAAGTAGTAATTCACTTGCTCGTTTTAAAAAGTCGTTTGCCATTTTCTATTCTCCTTTGTTTATGTTAATTCTACGTTGATTTCTAAATATTTTTCGTCGTCCATTACAAAACCAATCGCATTTTCTTTTAGTTTTTTCTTAGCTTTTTTAATTGAATCCGCCTTTACAAACCCACTTGCGGTTATTGTCCAATAGTATTCTTTCATTTGCTAGTTTTCCCCCTTTAGTCTTCCCTCGCCGTCTCCAGCAAAGCTTTGTTCTTTTAATAATCTTATAGCGTATCTAACACCATTTATGTACCCAATATCAAAAGCTATTGAACCTTGGTCGGTGTGTGTTTCCCAACTATCTATCCAATCAGAATCGTTTATATAATCGAAGTCATCTATAAGCGATTGTTCGGTATTTTTAACTACTTTTTTTAATATTTTTAAGATTGTTTTCATTTAAAATCCCCCATTTTAGGGGACTATTAGAATTAATAGCCCCCTGTGTTATGCTAGCTTATGCTTTAGCGTCTATTGAATCTTCAAGACTTAAAAGACCTTGAATTAACTCGCCTGTTTTTTCAAGACTAAACGCTATGCCTTTTTTAGTTGGCGTTTTTTCGTCGTTGTCTTTTAATTTTATCCAAACCCTAACCTGTCCAAATGTTTTACCATTTACGGTATCTTTAGATATTCTAATTTCCGTTGAAGGTGTGAGTTCGATTTTATGTAGTGTCATGTTAACTCCTGTTTTTTTGGTTGTTTATGCTTTAGCTAGCACGCTTGAGCCAGCTTGTTTGATTAATTTTTCAAGTTCGTCGTCTTGAGGAACTTCAACGCCTATCTTGGTTCTAACTTGCACTTTGCCGTCTTTTATTTTTTTTTCAACTCGGATAGAACTTTCTTTTGGAATTGCTTTTATTTCTCTTGCTAGTGCATCAGCATTAAATACTTGGCTATTGCCAATCAATATTTTCCTACAGGGAGAAATCATCTCATTTATGTCGAGCATTATAAATGAAACCAGCCTAACCCTAGCATCTACGCTCATTTCTGAAAAACTTACATCTCCGAGCGCTCTAGCTATTGCATTAAGCACCGTATTCAAGGCATAACTCATTAAGGCATCTACGTTATCCTTGCTTGCATTAGGAATCATTTTTGAGATTTCCTTTGCAATTTTTTTCATTTTCTCGTTGTTCATACTCGGCTCCTGTTGTTTATTTAATCAATTATTACTTTCACAAAACAAAAGTAATAATTAATTAATAGTCTTCGTTTACCCCCTAAACCATTTAGGTTTTTCAGCTATGTTCTGTAAGGCTTGCGCTAGTCCGTCCACCGCTTTATCATCAGAAGAACAAAATCTCTGCTCGACCACATGCAATAAATTCATCTCACGCTTATATGTATCTGTTGTTTCAGCTTGATAGCCTAAAGTTTCATTCGATTTATATTGTTGTTGCTTGAGACCGAAGATAAAATCCCTAAATAAACCGCTTAGTCCAGCGCTCATAAGTCTGTTAATATCTAGCGGTTCGTTTGGCTTTTTAATAGGAATTGAAATTCCTAAATATTTCCAATCGTGTGTACCGTCACTAGCATACCCGCCAAATTGATATGCAATTACCTCGACGGCGTAACCCATTTTAGTTAGCATGTCACTCGTTAATGCTAAAATTGCTCCAAGCCTAGCAAAGTTCTCTTCTTTATGTTGCCAAGACATAGAAACGTTCATTCCTATTCGTACATTAGCACGCTTAGATTTGCGAATAGTCGTGTTCCAATATTGGTCGTTACCACCCATTAATCTCGACATACTTAAATCGTCGCCGTCGTCCCTAGACACTCGCTTACGTTTGCAAGATAATCCCTTGCCTACGAATTTAGATATGTTCATTTTGCCTTCGACCTTAGAGCGCAATCTTTTGTATAGATTTATAACGGCATCTGATGTTTTGCCAATTTCTAGCGCTCGCTTTAAGTTTTCTCGACCTACTATATGTTTTCCATATATCCATTGTTCCCTTTCGGAGCCAGCTTCTCCAACCCTGTCAAAAAACAATTTGTTTTCATAGATACATTCTAGCATGGTTCTCATGTCAGGCATGTTAATTACTGCATGCTTGCCTTCAAATTCGTCGTTAATAATTTTAGGTTCTAAAATTCTGCTATATACGTTACTCATTATTTGTACTCCCTTTTTAATTGTGAAACATTAACTTTCGATTTCTCTTCTTTAGTCCAGCCTGTAGTAATAATATCCAAGAATTGACCGTTACTCTTTTGTGCTAGCAACCATTTTTGACCGTCGAGAAAAAGTCGGGTGCTAATAGTACGTCTTACATGCTCTGCATTACATCTGCTACGTAAATCCCATAGCATGCTTGCCGTATTTTGGAAATCTCCGACCAGCGCTCTCTCTATATTCTTATCATAGTCCACATGAACTTTGACGGCTTGCAATCTATCTAGCGTAGCTAGGTCTAATTGACCTCGACCAGCAAATTCAAAATCATTTCCGTCGCCCCATGTATTACTTGCTACCGCTACATGGAATTTTTCGTCCTTGAGTACGAATGGATTATTTTTATCATTTGGAGTCGATAAAATCCCTTGGTTGTCGAAGACACTATTAAACACTAGACCACAGTTTGCATCAAAACCGTCAAATTCATCGAGGCATAAAAATGTACCATTTCTAAAGGCTCTAGCAACTGCTCCGTCAATAAATGTACCGTCGAAAGTCATTCGTCCTGTCATGTGTGACTCTGTAACACCAGCGGAACCTTTTAAGTATTCGTAGGTTCCGTCCTTAGCATCAAAGCCTAAAGCCTTAGCACATTGTTCTATCAAGTAGGACTTACCAGTCCCACTTGGTCCGCACAACCAAACTCTTTTAAAGAGTTTAAGACATTCTAGCACAAAAGCGAATTGCTTATGTTTAGTGCCGTCAACATGTTTAACCTCGACCTCATTAATAAATACTTTAATTGGTCGTTGCAAGTGGTTGATTTTTTCATCTACTTTCTTTTTAAGTTCGTCGGTCTTAGTATTAAAAGTCTCAACTATAGCTTGCTCAGTTCCTTGAATAGCATCGCTAATTCCGTCGTTAATTACAGGCTTTATTTTATCCAATACCATGTTTGCCATCATGTCTTCAAGTCCGCCATTATTTGAGGGTGTAGTTGTTTGTGTCGGTGTTGGTGCTGGATTTGGCGCTGGAACAGGATTTTTAGTTTTGCCTTCACCTAAAGGTGGAATTGAACCCCCTGTCATTATAAACTCTATGAGTTTATCTTTGGGTGTAGTTTGAATCCATGAGCGAGACTTTCCAAGTTGCTTAGCTTTAGCAATAGCTAGCTTTTTGACTCTGCCATGAGCCATCGATTCGAGTTCTTTTCTTGTGTATGGTTGCATATTTTATCCTTGCCGATTTCGGCGGTTTGGTTGTTGGTTGATTTTTATTAATTCTAGCTTTTTCAAAAGCTCTAAAAGCTAGAATTAATATTATAAAGCTTTATCATGTGCATGATGATGCCTAATAAAGCGAGTATGGTTATAACAGCACCAAATATATCCGATGCTAGAAATTCCTCTACGCGTTCTAATAATTTCATTGGTTATCCTTGTTGGTTGTCTTTTATTAAATATTCTTTATATCTCTTTATAGTTTCTTGACCTACTTCGTTATAATCTTTCTTATGAAAAATTATATCTCCAGACATGTATTCATTTTCTTTCTTGCCATATACAATGGCAAAGGAAACACTTTGTTCTTCTATAAAGACCCCTAAATCGTATTTTCTGCCGTCCTTACTAGTATATTGTCCTAGTGGAATACAATAACTCCACATGTGATGATTTTTACCGTGATAAAATTCCATTTTATTCTCCTAATTGGTTAAGGTCGTTAATAAATCCATTGGTTATTGATTCCAATTTTTCCTTCGGAAACAATCCAACTATCACTCTCTGTGCATATCCATAAGAACACCCAAATTCCAAGGCTAAAAGCCTTGTATAGTTATAAATCGTGAATATTCTTTGTTCTCTTTTATTCGCTTTTTTCATTTTCAATGAATTGAGATAATCTGACTCGTTATAGCTACCATTTATAAAATGGCTCCATAGCTGATGTCCCCAATTACTAAGTAATTGCTTATCTAAAAGCGTTTCTTTGATTTTCTGTTTTATACTCATTCTACTCTCCTGTTTTGGTAAGATAACTAGCTTTTATAAAAAGCATAAAAGCTAGAAACCTCGGTTTGGTTGTTGGTTGTTTTTCTATTGAGCGGAATCTAATTTCATTCTTACATGAAAGTTTTCTTTTTCATAAACAACGTCAATAGAACAATCTCTTAGATTGTTAAAGTCGTAAATTTCTTTTTCAGAATCAAATTCACCTTCGGTGTTTTTTATCCACTTGAAAGAATTACTTGTTTCATTAAAATAAATTATCTGCCCTTGAGTATTTACTATTTTCCAACAATGTCCTGTATAAAACAGGACAGAATCCTCTAGGTAAAATTCTCCCTGTTCGATATTAAACACTTCGCATTTAGGAATTCCTAGTCTGCTTTCCATATCGGAGATATACTCTCCGTCGTCTCCTGTGTGAGTCCATAAAAAGCGCTCTTTTAATGCTTCCAGCATTAAGAAAAACTTTTTACATTTACGGCTTTCATAAACGTTTTCTTTACTTATACTATCGTTAGATAACGTAGTTATCTGTCTAGGGTATGATATTGGATATACCACAATATCCGTTTGTTTTGCGGTTTGGTTTATTGCATGTTGCATTTTATTCTCCTGTGGGTGTTATTATTAAAAAACTACTCCCTAGCTACTCCGAGAGTGTAGGGTGTTCTTAGTTAAGTTATGGCTTTGCCATAGCTAGGCTATAGCTAGGTTATAGCTAGGCTATAATTAAGCGCATAGAACCCCAGC